TGGTTTTGCTCAGATCACGATAAATAATTTAAATAATGAAATTAGTCATTAATAGTGAGGAATTAATATGGCAACTTTAGTATCACCAGGTGTTGCGGTTTCTGTAATAGACGAGAGTTTTTACGGGACGGCCGGAGCAGGAACTGTTCCTTTGATTGTATGTGCTACAGGACAAGATAAAGCACATGTAAGTGGAACAGGATATGCATCAGGAACTGTTTCGTCTATGGCAGGGAAACCACAACTAATTACAAGTCAAAGAGAACTTGTTCAAACTTTTGGAACACCGTATTTTAGAACGGTATCAGGCACAGCATCAAACGGAGACGAAGTAAACGAATATGGTTTACTTGCGGCTTATAGTTATTTAGGTGCGGCAAATAGAGCATATATTGTAAGAGCAGATGTAAACACAACAGAATTATTACCAGCAACTGCTGAACCTACAGGACCTCCGACAACTGGAGCCTTGTGGTGGGATACTGCCAATTCAGTATATGGTTTATTTCAATTTTCAACAGCCCAAGGAGCATGGGTTAAACAGACAGTAACTCCATTTACTGCGGCACAAATGACAGTTAATGCACCAACTGCAAGTGCAGGCGGAGCGGCAACAGGCGATTTTAGAATTTCAGTTGAAAGTGCAACAGGTAAGGCATTAGGAACAGATGTTGCGGATGCTCAAGTTTACGAATGGGATGCGTCAGCATGGCAACCAGTGAGTACAGCAAATGTAAGTAATTTGACTGCAACAACAGTTACAGTAGGACCTTCATCAGCACAACCGGCAAGTCCAGTAGACAAAGATGTATGGTTTAAAACATCTGGAGATGGTTTAGGCACAAGTCTTGTTGTTAAGAGTTACAATTCTTCAACTACTTCCTTTGATACTAAAGCAGTTAAATTTTATGTAAACGATGCTACTGCGGCACAACCAGGTAACTTTGATTCAGGTCGTCCTGCTGATATTATTGTTACATCATTAGATTCGGGAGCACTTTTTGCAGGCGCGGCATCAACTTCAACTACATCATTTGTAATTTTAGATGGTGGTTCAGGATATACTGTGGCGCCAACTCTTACTGTATCTGGAAATGGTACAGCAGAAGCAGTAATATCAGGCGGAGCAGTAACAGATGTTGTAGTTACAGCAGTAGGTTCTGGTTATACTTCAAATCCATCAGTAACAGCAACAGGCGGAGTTAATCCACCAGCAGGTTCAATTTATGCAACAGAAGATACAGCAAACGATGTTGCTTCAATTGGATTGAATTTATTTGATGGGACTTCAGCCACTTCGACAGCGGTTGCCGATGCAACAAGTACATATGCCGCGGCAAATGAATTAGAAGTAAGTGCAACAGAAATTTATGGTACGGTAGCAGACGGAACATTTTGGTATAATACCGCAACAGCATTAGATATGTATATTAATACATCAGGAATATGGATTCCACAAGCAATATCGGCTTATGGAACGGTTGCACCAACATCACCATCCAACAATGATGTATGGGTTGATACAAACGATTTAGAAAATTATCCATTAGTTAAAGTTTACAATAACACAACTTCAACGTGGATAGCAAGAGATAATACAGACCAATCAACAGCAAATGGAGTTGTATTTGCAGATCTAACTGCAACGGCGGCAGATACTTCTTATAATAGTGGTGCTACAAGATTACCTAATGCACCTAATGGAGCATTATATCCAGAAGGTATTTTCTGTGTTAATATGGCACATTCTTCTTATCAAGTAAGAAAATATGTATCAGCAGAAGTAACAACTCATAAGTGGCGTACAGCGGCTGGTAATAAAGCCAGTGGCGCAGGATATTTTGGAAGAAAATCACAAAGAGCAACCATTGTTAAAGCAATGCAAGCATCAATTGTTACAAATGATGATTTACGTGGTGATAGTACAGTATTAACATTACTTTCTGCTCCAGGTTATCCAGAATGTGCAGATGAGTTAATAGCATTAAATGTAGATAGAAAAGAAACTGCATTCTGTGTTTTAGATACTCCATTTAGACTTGCTCCTAATGGAGTTGTAGCATGGCAAGCAGGAACAAATGCTACAGAAAATGGTGAGGATGGATTAATAACATCTACATCACAAGCGGCAGTTTATTATCCAAGTGGTTTAGCAACAAACACCGATGGTACATCGGTTGTAGTTCCGGCATCACATATGGCATTAAGGACTATTGCTTATAATGACTCTGTTGCTTATCCTTGGTTTGCACCAGCAGGATTAACAAGAGGCGGAATAACTAATGCAACTAATGTTGGTTATATAGATAGCGAAGGCGAATTTGTTGCTACCGCACTTAATCAAGGACAACGTGATACTTTGTATCTATCAAAAGTTAATCCTATTACAAATTTCCCAGGACAAGGATTATTTGTATATGGACAAAAAACATTGTATGCGGCATCAAGTGCATTAGATAGAATTAATGTTGCAAGACTAGTAGCATATATAAGAGATGGATTAGATCCGCTTGCTAGACCGTTTGCGTTTGAACCAAATGATGGAGCAACTAGAGCGGCGGCACAAGATTCTGTAGAAAGATTCTTAGGAGACATAATGGCAAAACGTGGTTTATATGATTTTGCTGTTGTTTGCGACGGAACTAATAATACAGCGGCTAGAATTGATAAAAATGAAATGTGGATTGATGTTGCAGTAGAACCAACAAAAGCCGCAGAATTTATTTACATTCCTGTAAGAATTGTAAATACTGGTACATTATAAGTTTTTAACCAAAGGCAGTGGCATTTTTGTTACTGCCTTTTTCCATGGTCAAAATTTCTGACAAATCTTATAAATACATATAATAAGAACACGGCATAGGAGATAAGTAAAATGGCGGAATTAACAAAATTTGGAGTACCAATAGGCGGGAACCCGACTACTTCGTTATTGATGCCTAAACTACAATATAGATTTAGGGTGACATTTACGCAACTCGGTGGAGATAATACATCGGATACGGTAACTCATCAAGTAGTTAGTGTAACTAGGCCTACATTGACTCATGAAGAAATAACTTTAGATGTTTATAATTCTAGAATATTTTTAGCAGGAAAACACACATGGGAACCAATTACCATTGTAGTTAGAGATGATATAAGCAATAATGTAATAACAGCAGTCGACAAACAAATGCAAAATCAAATTGATCACCATAATCAATCTGCGCCTATTGCCGGTGCTCAATATAAATTTTCTACTGTAATTGATACATTAGATGGTAACAATGATGAAGACCCAGGTCCAAAAGTATTAGATAAATGGAAATTGGCTGGTTGTTGGATTACATCAACTGCATATAATGAATCAGCGTATGCAACAAGTGATGCAATGACTATTAATATGACCATAAGATACGATAATGCTATTCATATGGATGGGCAAGGTACAACAAGATTAGCGGTCCAATCTATTAGTGATGCCGCATCTAAATATACAGGTGCAACTGTATAATCATAAAAGGTCGGTATAATGGCATACTTTGGCAAAATACTTCGTAATTATGCCGATCATTCCTTTGGCACAGTTACTGAGTATGGTCGACAACTCGGTAAAATTCCTAGATCAAAACATGCATTTATTGTGGAATTTTATACAACAAGAAATACTGGCAATAAACCTTGGCGAGATATGCTTAAAGGTTTAACAGATATAGTTCAATCCTGTGATTTGCCTTCCTTTCAATTTGATACTCAAACATTAAACCAATATAATAGAAAACGAATAATCCAAACAAAAGTAAATTGGAATCCTATTACTATTAGATTTTGGGATACTAGAGATAACAAATTTCAAACAGTAATGGATGAATATTTTAGGTGGTATTACAAAGATGGAAGAGAAAAAGGATATCAATTTGGTAGCGGAGGATTTGTCCCAGATACGGTAGACGCAAATCCTGGTATAGATAGATTTGGTTTCCAACCACCTTTTTCTAAAAAAAGTCGAGCAAGAGAAAATAGATTTACATCAACAGTTCCATATGGTTCAACTAATACTGCTTCAAAAGGTGACTTAAATGGAGACGAACCTGCTATTGATTTTGAAAAATATTTTTTTAGTAAAATTATTATTACTAGAATGTCTGGAGGTAGAAACGAACCTATAAAATCTCCTATAATACTTTTTAATCCAACAATAACAAGTATTCAACATGATAATTTAGATTATAGTACTGCACAACCAATTACATGGCAAGTACAATTTGCATATGAAGGTGTACAACATCTAGATCAAGATCCGGCTCCATCCGGCGGACCAGATTGGATTTCACGAGGAGCAGAAGCCGCCGGCGAATGGTATGATTCTTGGGGAGCTCAAGGTAGTGGAGATAAAGGTGATCCCAGTAATAAAGCAGGAAATAATTATACTACTACCGCCCTTACTGAAGAAGGCGGGATTCAATAATGGCATATGGATCATCATCGGTTAGTAGTACAGCGGTAGCAGTAGAAAAAGAATCAGCATCATCTGCTACAACAACTACCTATAATAAAAATAGTTCCCTTGGTGTTCAAGATGCTATAGAGTTACGTCGTAGATTAGGTAAAGTAAAAGAATATTTTGATCAACGATTATTAGGTAATACTGTAACTCCGTATTTTCAATTTAATCCACAAGAATATGATTTAATTTATGGTGAACTTTAATCAAAAAATGTAAGTAAATTGGCGGCAGAAGTTTTTGCATATGAAATATTAGCATTATCTAAATGGTACAATGAAGGATATGATAAAATATTACCTTCGGTTGTAAGTGGAAAATTAACTTTAACTAATGATATATTAAAACGATTAAATTTTACTAGACCAGCAAATAATAAATTAGGAATTACTTCAAATATAGCTACCGCAGAAATGTTAAAAGAACAGGTAGATTAATGGCCCGTAAGGTAAAATTTAAACAAGGATACTTTCAACCAAAAAATCCTAATAAATACAGAGGTAAGCATGTTCCTATTTATAGATCAGGATGGGAATTAGCATTTATGAAATTGTGTGATGGCCACCCTAATGTAGAATGTTGGGCTTCAGAAAGTCATGCAATACCTTATCGTAATCCGTTTACAGGCAAATTAACAAGATACATACCTGATTTTTTATTATCTTATGCTGACAAAACTGGTAAAAAACATATAGAACTTGTAGAAGTTAAACCTAGTAAACAAGCAGGTCTTACTGAATCTAAAAGTAGAAGAGACAAGGCCGCAGTTATATTAAATAAAGCAAAGTGGACAGCCGCCCAAGAATGGTGCAAGCGCCGAGGAATTAAATTCAGAATAGTAACCGAAAACGAAATATACCACAAACCATAACATGCCTAATTGGACAGACAAAGTCAAACAAATTTGGAATTCTACCAAAGATATAGACGACAATATAGAAGATTTAATCAAAGCATCAATTAAACGAACCGCAATAGCCACACACACAGACTTTGATCCTTGGGATCCTAGATTACAAAAACCAGAAGATATTGGTCATGAAAATAATGTCGAAACTAGACGACCGCCTAACCTTGCAATAATTAAAAAATATAAGCACGAAGGCGAAGAAGTAGAATGGCGAGCAGATCATAATAATTATGGTTTTCGTTGTGAAGATATCGAAGAAAAAACAGATAATGATTTAGTTATAGTTTCATTAGGATGTAGTTTTACATATGGTGCAGGAACTCATGTTGAAGATAGATGGACTGATGTATTTTGTAAAAAAATACAAGAAACAACAACATTAAAAGTACGAAATTATAATTTAGCATTAGAAGGTCATAGTAATGATTATTGTTCTAGAATGGTTTTTAAAACTATAGAAAATTTAAAACCTGATTTATATTGTTTTTTATTTACGTATAGAAATAGAATGGAATGGGTTACTAATGAAGAACATAAAGTAACAAATATAATTCCAGGGCACGATGATGTATTTGTTAATGTTATGAATGACGGTATAGCAATGTATAATTTTCATAAAAATTATGCATTTATAAATGCCCTATGTAATTTACATAAAATTCCTTTTTTGTTTAGTACAATTGATCCGAGAATACATAGTTCTGTAGAACTAGTGCCTAATTATGTAGGAAAATTTGATAGAGATATAAAAGGCATAGATGGTGAACATCCTAGTGCAGAAAAACAACATGAATTAGGGGAACGCTTTTTCAATAAGTATAAAGAGCTATTATGACTAAGAAACTAGAAGAAACATTTAACTTACCAGATATTGGAGATATTGCTCCAGAAGATCAATTAGATGAAGTACATGATCCGTCGGGAGAAATAGCCCCACCTCTTGATGTGATTCAAACAAAAAAAGCATTATCGTTGGCAGAAAAAATAGATAATGCATTACCAGAAGTAAAAGATATAAACACAAGTGATGTTGATATGGATCGTTATGCAGATAAAGCCGAAAAAGCATTTGAAGATTTAATGGATCTAGGATTTAATGTAGAAGATAGAAATGCAGGGCATGTTTTTAATGCCGCACAAACTATGTTAAAAAATGCAATAGAAGCAAAAAACGCCAAAGCAGATAGAAAATTGCGAGCAATTGAATTACAACTTAAAAAGATGCGAGTAGACCAAACCGAACAAAAAAATGCGGGATACGTTACAAATGACGTTATAGATGTTGATTATGTAGTCAGTGATCGAAATTCCCTTATAAACGAGCTAACTAAAAAGCTAATTAATGATAAATAAAATAATAGTAAGGAGTTACCATGGACACACCTAAATATGAAAATGCTCATAAAACATCCGCTGATATGCTTAGAAAATATCAGGATATGATTCTTGAAAACCAAGAAGAAATTGACGAGGATGACGAGCAAGTAGAAGAAGGCACATTGCCTCCAGGATTACAAGCACATATTGATGCTAAAAATGAGTCTAAAGACGAAGAAATTGACGAAGCCAAAGATGAAGAAGTCGACGAGTCTAAAGACGAAGAAATTGACGAAGCCAAAGATGAAGAAGTCGACGAGTCTAAAGACGAAGAAGTTGAAGAATCAGTTGTACAAGCAAAAGTTATTCCTTCTACAGAAACCCTTCGATCTTATCAAGACATGATTAAAGAAATGTCAGATGAACCAGTTGAAGAAGCAAAAGACGAAGAAATTGACGAAGACAAAGAAGAAGTAGAAGAAGCAAAAGACGAAGACCAAGACGACAAGGAATAAAGCATGAAAGCATTTGATCAATACTTAGTTGAAGCAGAAAAAGAATATGCTTTTAGACTGAGAGTAGCAACAGACCTTGAAGAAGGTGCGATAGATAGAATTGAAAATAGGCTTAAAAAATACGAAGCATTTTCAATTTCATCTCCTAAGAAAACAATGTTTCAAGCATCTCCTCCGGGCTTTTCCCATTTACCGGGTGCAGAATTAAACATTATAGATTTTAAAACCCGTCAAGCAGTAGCCCCACATGTATTACAACAAGATATTATTGAGGCTTCAGATTTACCTGAATCACATGTACGGGTAAACAATGCTAACGAACCTTTAATTGAAGAAACACCTGAAGGAAGTGATCAAACTGATGAGAATGCTAAATCATTATTAGAAGAACCTTATGAAAAAACAGATAATTCATCTGCTTATGGTCCAAAATTAATAGGTAACTTATTAGGTGATCTTGCAAAAGTATCACGTAAAAATGAATTTGCAGGATCTGTATCGGCAGGTAAACCTGTAGAAGCAAAAGAAGACGGCACTAAAAGTCCAATAGGAAGTTAAAATGGAAGTAGCACCACAAGAATTAGCACAATTATTAAAATTAGCAGGCGTAGGCGTAAGTCCCGAACCTGATATGCCAGAACCAGAAATGGCTTCAGAGCCTGAAGTTAGTGTAATGGCAATACCATCCGATGATGGAGCACCAGTAGGTGGTGGGTGTGGTGCACCTGAGCCCAAGCATGATCATGGCGACATGCGTAGCATAATTGATATGCTACAAGGTGGCGGAGAAGAACCAATTGAAGAAGCTCCACCAAAAGATGATTATGAAAATGCTTCCAATGAATTTACAGGACATCCAGTAGATGTAGTCGGCACATATGATCAATATTCATATGAACCTGCAAAAAATAGTGGTATGCAACGTAGAACAAATAGTTACGGTGACAATCCACTCCGTGAAGAAGATTTAATTAAAGAATATACTGAATTTAAAAAGTTTCCCCTTTTTGAAGTTGATTGGAGTAAACCCAACGAAGTCGAAGCAGAGTATAAAAGATTAGGACTTGATCAAGGTGACGATCCATTAGGTGGTTGGTGGGACACACAAGGTATGTCCGATTTACAAATTCGTAAGGCAAGAGAAGACCGAATTAAACAAGCATACAAAGATAACGAAGTAGATAAACAACAAGCAGATTTTGGTCGTGGTTCTGAAGGTGAAGATGAAGGTGCGGCCGCGGCTTATGGAATTAATACAAAGGAACCAGGATGGGAAGATAAATTAGCCTCAGCAAAACAGGCAGAACGAGAACAAAGTGATGCAAATGTAGCGGCACAGAAGCTGAAGGCAAGGCAGCAGGCAGAGTATGATGAGAAACATGCAGGTGAAGGCGAGGCCTACGCACAATTACAAGATCCTTCAAGTAAGGCGGCCCAGCAACAACATAAACAAGCACTAGACAATCTCGACCAAACAACAGTAGCACAATCAAGATCAGGTGAAAACTCGCCAGCAGTAGTAGGCGCAAAAGACAGGGCCGCAAAACAGGCCGCAAGGGTAGCATCGTTGGATAGGCAAAAATTGAATGATCCAAATGAAATTAGAAATATAGGAGGAGTAGTGGCAGGAGCAGGAGATATTGAACCAAAACCTGCAGAATTGACAAATATAACTCCTCCGGTAGCCGACCAAATTCAAAATCAAAATCAAAAGACGTATCAAGGCCATTCACAAGGTCAACACAAGAGCGTAAAATATATGGGACCGGCAACTCAAACAAAAACAGCAACTCCGGTAACAACAGGAACAACAGGAACAAACACCCAAGGCGGAGCAGATCAACTTGCAAGAAGCGGTAACTATAGAAATCCACCTGCGGTATCAGCAGGTACCACTATTCAACCTACCCAAGATGACGGAATGACAGACGCTGAAAGAGGATCTGGAGCGGGCCAAGTAACAACACCAGTAGTACCAAAGGCAAAGGCCCCATTAGCCAAGGTAGTGCAAAAGAGTACCAACTCTTTGCCTCCGCGAACACAACAGCAAATTGCTACCCAAGCCAGGATCGATGGTGATAATAGTCAATTAGCCACGCCACCTGAAAACGAAATTAAAGGTTGGAAAGCAGTTTCAGATTTTAAGGCTCGGAAAAATGCACAAAAACCAGTAGTACCAAAGGTAGCAACACCAGACCTAACAGGCGTTGATCGCGGGTTTAGACAAGAGTTACAAAAACAAGCATTACCAGCAGTAAAACCAGTGGCCAAAAAAACAGTACTGAAGCCGCCACAATTAAGGTCTAGTAAGTATGGCGACGGACTAGACAGGCTAAAAATTCTAGCAGGAATATGAACGGCAAATTTGATACAACTCTAGTAAAAAGGCCACATCAATCTGAAAAATACACTACAGATCAAATTGAAGAAATTACCAAATGTATACAGGATCCTGTATATTTTATAGGTGAATATTGTAGTATCCAACATCCAGTAAACGGTCGAGTAAAATTTGATTTATTTGATTTCCAAAAAAAATTAATAGAAACATACAATAATTATAGATATGCAATAGCACTTCTTCCTAGACAAACAGGAAAGTCTACTGCGGCCGCGGCATACTTATTATGGTATGCAATGTATAAACCAGATTCTGTTATATTAATTGCGGCACACAAATACGCTGGTGCCCAAGAAATAATGCAGAGATTGCGTTTTATATATGAAACATTACCTAATTTTGTACGGTCTGGATGTACCAGTTATAATAGAGGATCTATTGAATTTGAAAATGGATCACGTATAGTTTCACAAGCAACTACCGAAACTACTGGTCGAGGTATGAGTTTAACACTCATTTATTTAGACGAGTTTGCATATGTACAACCACGTATGGCAGAAGAGTTTTGGACTGCATTATCACCTACATTGTCAACAGGTGGTAAATGTATTATTACAAGCACACCTAATCAAGATGATGATCAATTTGCACGTATATGGAAAGATTCTGCAAATACAGTAGATGAATTTGGTAATGAGAACGAGGTAGGTAAAAATGGTTTTAAAAGTTTTACAGCTCATTGGAGCGAACATCCAGATAGAGATCAAAAATGGGCAGATGAAGAACGAAGTAAAATAGGCGAAGAAAAATTTAGACGTGAACATTTATGCGAATTTATTACAGCAGACGAAACATTAATTAATCCACTTAAATTAACATTACTAGAAACAAAACAACCTATACGTAAACAAGGGCAAATTCGTTGGTATAAACCTATTGAAAAAAATAAAATATACTTAGTGGGATTAGATCCTAGTTTAGGTACAGGAGGAGATAATTCTGCAATAGAAGTATACGAATTGCCTAGTTTAACCCAAGTAGCTGAATGGCAACATAATAAAACTGCTGTAGAAGGACAAATAAGAACATTACATGCGATAGTAGAAGAGCTATATGCAGTAACACAAAATGAAGAAAGTATATTTTGGTCAGTAGAAAATAACTCATTAGGTGAAGCCGCATTAGTAGTGATACGAGAAATGGGCGAAGAACGATTCCACGGTACATTTTTACATGAACCTAAACGTAGAGGGCATGGTCGAATGTATAGACAAGGATTTACTACTACACAAAAATCAAAATTACAAGCCTGTGCAAAATACAAACATTACGTTGAAAATGATAAATTAATTATTAATAGTGTTAATTTATTACGAGAAACTAAGAATTTTATAGCAAAAGGTCCTTCTTTTTCTGCAAAAGAAGGCGAAACTGACGATTTAGTTAGTGCAACATTACTGGTTATGCGAATGACACAAGTAATGATTAGTTTTGACGAAGGAACATTCGATACTTTACGTGAAACGCTAGACGTGGATGAAATTCTTACCCCCATGCCAATTGGCATAATCTAATAAATATATAGAATAACGGATGTAATCTTATGGCAGTAAATACAGATATTATTGCAAATGACTTGTTTAAAACAATTAAAGGGTTCAATTTAAATGTTCAATTGTTTAATGAAGATGGAAAACGTGTAATTGATCCCTCCGAAGCAAGAAAGTTTTATGCTACTGATAAAAAGTTTATGGTTACTTATGAATCTGATGAAGATCCACAAAGTATTAAACTTTATTTTGGTAATAATTTTACACTTGACGAAGACAGCGATTTCAACTATAATAAGTTTATTAAAACAGTTAGAAATTTAGCACATCGCAAAAATGCAATAGGATTTACAGTTAAAAATTATGGTAAAGAAATTCAGCCTAAGGATTTTGCATACCAAGCAATTAATAGGAACGCAGATATGGGAAATATAGCAGAAGGTTTATCACCCGCTTATGGGTCGAGCAAATCGAGTTACCAAACATTAGATAACGCAAAATTAGTTATACGGCATAACAAGCCAATAGACGAAAGTTCACGTGGATCTCGTGCAAGAAACATTACTGCATTATTTGTAGAAAATGGCGCCGGCGAACGGTTCAAGTATCCATATAATCATTTAGCGGCCGCTAGAGCAATGACCAGACATGTTGCAGAAGGCGGAACACCATATGATAATATAGGATCATATATTACTAAACTTTCCGAAGAAAGTTTGGGTCTTACAAAGTTTATGAGATACTCTAAATCTAATGGTTTAATGAATGAAGATACTGAACCTGTTATTAATGGTATTAAAACTAGATTAAATCAAGTAAGAGAATCACTAAAGCGTATGTCTACCCATAGAGGCTATGCAAATGTGGTAGAAACGTTAGGCGAAACCAAAAAAGAATTAGATGAAGAATTAGTAAACGAACTTAAAGATAAATTTACAGTTATTCGTTTTGATGAAGATATGGAATCAGTTCTTCCTTATGTCGCTAGGATAGTTTCAGAAATGAATAACTCAAGTAGAATTTCTGAAACATATAGCGAGTTCAAAGAGGCAGTTAATTCGGCAGGAGAAATTCAAGTACAAATGGTAGAAGCAGATCATCCAGAAAATCCTGCTAATTTAGAGTTTGAAAATGTCACTAAAAGGAATCAGCATATAATTAACTTTATGTCTGAGCATATTTTAGATGAGAATGTTCAAACATTAATGAAACAAATAGCAATTGATTATCCAAGATATGACGTGCCAATGAAAAATGAATCATTAGCATTAGTGAAATCTATTATGGAAACAGGACAAACTCCGCAAACTGCACCTCAAGAACCTTCCATCGACGAAGCATTTATTGATGAAATTGATGAGTCACTTAGTAAGTACACAACCACTGATATCTTTTTTGAATTTGACGTAGGTTATGGAGCAGGACAAGTTGATCCAGGGCTTGCTAAGGCCGCTAAAAATCGAAAAAGAGTAGATCCCGGAACAAGTATTCATAAAACATCAAACAAAGACGAATGGAAAGAGTTTATGACTGACATGCCAAAAGGGCATAGAACAAAAGAAGAAATCCATGCAAAAAAACGAGAACTATTAGCACGGAATGAGGCAGTAGGTGAAGCCGACGAAGCAGTATTAAAACTAGCAGGGGTATACAAATGATTCCAGTTATTAAGAATGAAAATGATTTAAGAAAATTAGCAGGAATTCCAATTAAAGAAGATCCTATTGATATTCCACCCGATGACGACGATGAAGCGGAAGATTGGGGTGTACCAAGTAAACCAAGTGGAAGTTTAGATAATATTATTGCAAAACATAGAGAATCGTTTGAATCAGTGATGCGTGGTGATTCATCGTTATATGATCATGATGAGTTATATAATGATCTATATGAGCATTATGTTAGTTCAGGCGAAATGCCATACGGTATTGCTAAAGCAAGAGATGGCGATCCAGATCAATGGATCCAAGAAGAACTAGATCGAGAATATGGTGACGATTTTGCTACCGATGATGGTGAACCAATGGACGGAGATTTTGATTCAGGTATGGCCTCGGCTGGTATGGGTACCGATGAAGATTATGGGTACTACGGTGAAAGCAAAGAACCAAAGACATTCAAAGAGCATTTAAAAATAATTCAAGAAAAAAGTTAAAAAAGACTTGACTTTGATAAATAGATTTGTTATAATAAGTTCATGATGTTTGTCATGGACACTAGGCTAATAAAAGCAATAGAAATTTAGGCACAAACATAGGCTAATATAGGAGAAATAATATGGCTACACTAGCAGAAATACGAGCAAAGCTCTTAGAGAAAGAGCAACGTACAGGCGGAAGTTTTCAATCCGACAACGCAATTTACGCATTCTGGAACATCCCAGAAAATTCAACAGCAACTTTAAGATTTTTACCAGACTTAGATGAAACGAATACGTTCTTTTGGAAAGAGCGTCAAATGATTCGTTTGTCATTTCCTGGTATCAAAGGACAGGACGAATCACGTAGTGTGACAGTCCAAGTTCCTTGTGTAGAAATGTGGGGCGATGCATGTCCAGTACATGCTGAAATTCGTCCTTGGTTTAAAGATCCAAGTCTCGAAGATGAAGGTCGTAAGTATTGGAAAAAACGATCTTATATCTTTCAAGGATTTGTTACTGATAATCCATGGGGCGACGATACACCACCAGAAAATCCAATTCGCAGGTTTGTTATAAATCCGTCTATTTACAAAATTATTTCGGCGGCATTAATGGATCCCGACTTTGCAGAAATTCCAACAGATTTTGAAGCAGGAACTGACTTTAAATTAACTAAAACCCAAAAAGGTCAGTATGCAGATTATACTACTTCAACTTGGGCTCGTCGAGAACGTAGTTTAGATCAAACTGAACGAGATGCAGTCCAAACAAATGGTTTATTTAATCTTAATGATTATATGCCAAAACGTCCAAACAATGATGAGATTAAAATTATCTTTGAAATGTTTGAATCATCTGTAGCAGGAGAACTATATGATCCAGAACGTTTTGGTTCGTACTATACTCCCCAAGGTGTTCAGCTGACTAACTTTAACAAATCAGCATCTAGCGGCCCGTCGAAGGTTTCTAAAACACCTGAACCAGTTGTTGCAGAAACAACAACAACTCCTACCAAAGAGAAAGTTGAAACTGAAACTGAAACTGAAGGCGGAGAAAAACCTTCAGCGGATCAAATTCTTAAAATGATTCGTGAGCGAAAAGCTCAATAATTTTATTCAAAGGGGAACATCTAGTTCCCCTTTTACTTTCACTTTAGTTAGAGGAGATAAATGAGACCATTTGATATATCAAAATTTAGAAGAAGTATTACAAAAGCAGTTCCAGGAATGTCGAGCGGATTCCACGACCCCGTAGATTGGATTAGTACTGGAAATTTAGCACTTAATTTTTTAATTTCAGGAGATTTTAATAGAGGAATACCTTTAGGGAGGGTTACATGTCTTGCCGGAGAAAGCGGAAGCGGAAAAAGTTTCATTGCCAGTGGAAACTTGGTGCGTCATGCTCAACAGCAAGGCATCCTCCCTATTATATTAGATTCAGAGAACGCCCTTGATTCGGATTGGTTATCTGCATTAGATGTAGATGTTTCAGAAGATAAACTTTTGAAATTTGGCGTAGCAATGGTAGATGAAGTTGCAAAATTTATCAGTGAGTTTATGAAAGGCTACCGCGAACAATATGAAGATGTACCATATGAAGAACGCCAAAAAGTTCTTTTTGTGGTTGATTCGTTAGGTATGCTACTTACTCCAACTGATAAAGATCAATTCGAAAAGGGAGATATGAAAGGTGATATGGGTCGTAAACCCAAGGCACTTACTTCATTAGTACGAAATTCTGTAAACTTAATTGCAGGTAATCCAGTAGGAATAATTGCTACTAATCATACATATGCATCGCAAGATATGTTTGATCCGGATGATAAGATTAGTGGAGGACAAGGATTTATATATGCTTCATCTATTGTCGTTGCGATGCGAAAACTTAAACTTAAAGAAGATGAGTCAGGTAACAAAATAACAGATGTTCGCGGAATACGAGCGGCTTGCAAAGTAATGAAAACACGTTTTGCAAAACCGTTTGAAAGTGTACAAATTAAAATACCATATGATACTGGCATGGATCCATATAGTGGTTGCTTAGACTTATTTGAAAAAGCAGGTGTAGTAGTTAAAGAAGGAAATAAACTAAAATATACAACTGCCAAAGGCGAAGAAATAAAGGAATTCCGCAAGGGATGGGACGCCGAAAACTTACAAAAAGTTATAGATGATTTCAAAGAAAACGATGCTCCTCTGGTAAATAACGATGATGTGGTACCAGAGGAGGTAATCGATGAAGATGAGTGAACAGGAAGTTCATTTAATACATGACTTATGGGATGTTGTAAAATCATATTCTAATAATAAAGATCACGAAATATTATGTGAAGAATTGTTTGAAAAATTCGATAACAATGGATTTGTTATCGAAGATAATGTTCGTGAACTTAGGGGATATGATGGAATTATGGATGATGTATTAAAAAACATGTATAGTGAAGAAGATGATTATGATGATGAAGAGTATTTAGATGGAGATGACCCCGAAACATACGATTACTAAATATGAGTACATGGTATAGAAAAATACAAGAAGACTTAGGTGAACTTGTTAATTGCATATCGGCATACGAAGCCATACTTGATGAAGCAAGAGTAGAATGTGGCATGAAAGGTAACTTGGAAAAGTTATCTAGAGAAATGCCAGGTATTGTTGAGCATAGGTTTAATCAATTACAAGAAATAGAAGCAATATTAGAACACCTTAATATA